CATCGGTACTCATTGTTGACCTCCTTGTAAGAAGTTGACTATCTCATCTTCGCTGAATCCTTGCTGTCTTGCTGTGACGATTGCTTTAGCTACGTTCTCGTCTACGCCATATTGCTGCATTGTGGCCTGTATGTCGTCAGCTCCCCCTGTCGTGCCACCTGTGGTGTCCTGTGCGGTCACAATGGGCTTACCGTTGGCATCTACGCCACCGTTAGTGCTTCCTGCGACATCTTCTGGGATCATCTTGACGAGTACCTTGTCGGCTCTCTCTGCTCCGGATGATGTGATGATGTTCTTTACTATCTCACCGAGGTCTACTTTGTAGCCCGATTGCTGTATTGCTGGGATGATGTTCGGGTTTGAAGTGATTATGTCTAGTAGTTCGATGTTTCGGTTCTTCTCGGCATCGTCTGTCTCTGGGCGAGGGTCGTACTCGAACTTGAACGTGTCTCTTATCTCATCATATAGGATAGGGATTTCATTTACACCTGGCTCTGGTGTCTGTGGGTTATCATCGAAAAACCCTGCCTGTAGTAGTTTGTTTGCGTCTTCTTCTACGATGTCTAGGATGTCAGCACCCTGCATTTGTGCCATGTGTACGTTCATCATTTTCTCGTAGACCTTAGCCCATGCGGTATCGGCCTTTACTCTTAGGTAGTTGTCCTGTGAGTTTGTGCGTGTTTCTTGCTGTTGGATACCTTGAGGGGTCTTTGAGAATACAGGATTGCCGGAGGCACTTGCTACGCTTCCGTCTGTTCTTCCTTGTAGGGTCTGTAGTTGGCTCTTGTATAGTCCAAAGTTAGCAGGGAACTGCGTGTAGACGCTTGAGGTTGGCTGTACTACGTCTATTTGGGCACTTCCTAGCATCCATAGGGCATCGGGTGTGTTCACGATTGAGCCGAGGTTGGCTGTGTCAATTGACCCCGACAGCTTTTTTGGAGGCTGTAGGCCTAGCTGTGTAGCTAGAACGTGTGCTTGTGTCATGTAGTCTAGTACGTTCTGTGTTGGCCCTGCGAGTTCTACTCTACCGATTCCGTATGGGCTTTCTAGGTTCTCATAGCAGTATTGCATTGTGATAGGGAGGTCTCCTGTCGGATCAGGGTTTGTCCATTCACGAAGCAGCTCATCTGACGATAGGTGTTTCGAGAACATGTAGAATGGTGCGTTTACGCCTCTTTGGAAGCATGTAGTCGTCTTTATGCCACTTGAGGATACTTTCTTGTCTCTCTCGTTGATGTTCTGTTCTTCCATCTCTTTGGAACTCATCGACATGTCTGCGAGTTTCTGTAGTGCGTCTACGTTCCAAGTGGTATCGGCTGTACGACCTTCCTTCTTGGCAAGTTTGGCTTCGTTCTTCTGTTGGTCTATGAGTTTCTTTAGTTGAAGCTTGGTGTAGTACACGTCTAGGAATACGTAGTCGCAGTCTTCTACGCTGAACTTCCCTGGCTCTAGTTTTACGTTCTTGATGTATGGTAGGGAACAGTCAGAGCCGGTATAGTTGTCTGTCGATACGAAGAAGTTATAGATCGGCTGTGCTCCGTACTTGGTTGCTCTATATAGTGATATTTGCTGTTTGTCGAAGATTCCTGCCTGTGTGTTGGCATTTGGGATTATCTTTGTCTTTAGGATAATGTTCGCTACTTCTCCGAGCCATGCTGTCTTCTTGCCTGTGGATGTGAACTTGCCTGTGCTCATTGATGGAAGTACGTTCATTGGAGTTTCGAGTAGGGAAGCGGCTAGTGAACCATCATTGACCTTTGGCATGTTTTTGCCAAGTTGCTTTGATAGTTTGTTTCCGGCTATTCTCTCATACTCAATAAAGGGTTTCATCCAATCGTTGGCGACCCTATCTGCTTCGTAATATGCGTTCTTTAGTTCTTCTTTTTCTAAATATATGCCCATTTACGATTATCCTTTCTGTGGATAACTCTCGATGGAGCATATCATTATGCCTACATTATAACATATTTCTACGTCTTTTACAATCGGATAGTTCTTCGGGTGTTAGGTAGTCTTCTACGTTCAGCCCCTTGCTTGTGACGTAGTCTTCGAACATCGGTACTGGCTTTCCTGTGAACTCGCATAAACTTGCGTATCTATTGTACTCTACTTCCACCTGTTTCATACAGCCTCTGTGACGGTGTATTCCTTTACTACCATCTTGAACCGGTGTGTGGCTGGGTCTGACTTTATCGTTATCGTGAGGTCATGTGTCTGTTCGCTTGTGATCAGCTCTAGTGCCTTCATTATCTCGGATAGTGTCTGTGCCTTGTCCATGACCAAGCAGGGGATAGAATAGGTTATTTTCTTACTCTTTAGCTCTCCGTTGAAGTAGGAATAGCTGACTGTTCTTTTTCCATATGTTATTTCCATTTAGCCCACCATAAAGTTTTGAGGTTGATATGGCGTTATCTTCTGTTTATCCACAGGTCTCTCGTATATCTGTGTCTGGTACGCTAGGGAGTCGGAAGCATCATCGTTCGTAGCTTTCGGAAACAATGCGAGTTCTTCCTCTAGGTCTGTGCACTGGTTTACTCCCCCCACAGTAAGATGATAAATGTTCCTTCTCTCATATCTTGGTACGAGTGCCTCTATCCTTAGCTCCTTTTGAGTACCACCATGCTTCACTAACTCAACATAGGGGAATACACCACGAATACGTGACTGTTCTTCCCAACTTATCTTTAATCCTTGAGTGAATTGGTTGTCTTCTATGCCTATCTTATGTAAATTATATTTTTGCCAATTGTTGAACATCAAATCTATTAGTTGCGTGCTACCTAGTTTTGTATGATAACTGATGATGTTCCAATTACCCTGATCGTCTACAAAGTTAATTGTGATACCAACGTAGTCATTACCTCTTTTTATGTCGTCAGCACCACGAGGGTCTATAGTCATCAGATTATAGGTATTCTTTTCTGTTATGCTTTCATAGTCTATCGGAGTTTGTTGATAAAGTGCTGAAAACTCATATGACCCCATCTCTGCTTTCTTCTTGAGTAACTTCTCTAAGGAAAACTTGTTTGGCCATAAAGCATCACCCTCTTTACGCTTGCTCTCGTCTTCTGTGGCAATTGCTTTGTATTCTATGACATCCCACTCGTCATAAGCAGTGCCATCGTCTCTAGACCGCCTAGACTCTTTGAGCACCCTACCGGCAAGGTCATCATCATGCCAACGTGTCAGAATAAATACGACCATTGAGTTACCTTCTTCACGAGTTGAGAACGTAGATTGAAACCATTTATAACGAGACTCACGAATAGTAACTGAGTCAGCTTCTTCTCTATTTTTGAATGGGTCGTCAACGATACCTATTTTAAAACCACGACCAGTAAGAGCACCACCAACACCAACTGCGGTATATCCCCCACCTTCTTTGGTCATCCACTTACCACGAGCTTTAGCGTCAGCTCTCAAGCGAGAGGGGAACATCACTTGATAAACAGGGGATTGCATTATATCTCTAGTCTTCTGTCCGAAGTCAGTTGCGAGTTCATCGGAGTACGAAGCGACCATTATAGGTGTTTTAGGGTCTTTCCCTAATACCCATGATGGGAACTTCTGAGTAGCCATATCACTCTTACCATGACGAGGGGGCATAAATATCATCATTCTGACATCTTCCCCTCTCTTGAGACGTTCATAACCTCTTTCTAGCTTTCTGGCTATTTCGTTATGAAACCACTCCAGCTGGTAGTTGTTATCTACAGCTACACAGTATTCGGCAAAAGTACCGTTATTCGCTATCTCCTTGAATATGCCCTCGGTTTGCTCTTGCTCTGATAAGTTGATCGGCTTGTTCTGCACTTAAAGATACCCCCACTATGTTAATATTACTGTCTGTTTCTATCTTCTCACTATAACCTTCATCTTTCCCAAGTGTTTTGGTGATGTGTTTAGCAACGTCTGTCTGTATCCTAAGTAAGTCCGTTACTACTTTACCCTCATCGTTTTCTGTCTTGTAGGTTAGTGCTTTATCTAAAACTTTCTCGGCCTTATTCAACATGTTGAGTCGCCTAACCTTGCCTATGAACCACTCCGATGTCGTGATCTGATCTGCGTAGTCTGGTTCGTAACCTACTTTTAGGGCTGACTGTTTGGCGTTTCCGAATGTTTTAGACTTGGGGTTTATATATAAATCCCAACACTCTTTCTGTCTAGGGTCTAGTGAGAACTGGTTAGCTCCATTAGGGTTTGTCTTTGGTTTGTCTACCACCTTCTTCACTATTTTTTTGGTTGGTGTTTTAGCTTTTGTCATGGATGTAAGCCCCCCCCCCACTGATTATTATCC